CTTTGTATGTCTAGGTGGCATATTTATAATTAGTCTTTTAATTTTACCTGTAGCAATGTCATTAAACTTATCAGCGATTTGTTGGTGATGTCTACCTTCAATAAAGTCAGGCCACACATGTTTAACAAAACCCATAAAGTCATGTTGAATATTTCCTTTTTTATCCAGTTCTTGAATTTGAAAATATGTTTTAGTAAACTCTTTCGCTATATCGGGTGGGAGTTTAGCAGCTATGTCTAATATCTTTTTAGGGTCTTTTATATCTATTTTCATTTGAAAAAAATTTCTTATAATTTTTTTAGCATCTTATTTCAGATGTAAAATGAAAATACCATCTATAAATGTCTAAATCAAGCTTTACAACCTAAAGTAGTGGGACCCCTTTTTATATATAAGGGATTGATATAATAAAAAAACGTTTGAAAAATGAAATGGATAGGGACCCCTCACCCGTTAGGGTGAGGGTAGAAAGGTTACGCCCAGTTCTTGAGCGCCTTATGTTTAATCAAGATAGCCGGGCCACTTACCCAATCATCATAACCAAATGCGTACTTGTCTTTTGTAAACGTAGATCTCCACAAAGCTGTGCCCTCTGGATTTAATGGAAGACTCATCAACTTGCCCTCCTCGTTTACTATCAACACATCACCGTTCGGGAATGTAATACACTCAACCATTCCACCGACAAAGTCTTGAGCCGTTTTTAAATCCGGCTCATCTTTGTTATCTTCGATGATCTTAAACTCTGGTGCAGTTGTGTTTAGTTCCATGCTGACCTCACTACTCCACCGTTGGTTGCTTTGTTCAAAGCTTCCAAGTATTCCGTCTCAGTTAACTTTAATACTTCTAAACAAAACATATGTTTAGTTCCCTGGTCTGCGCCTGGACTTTGTAAGTATCCTGGAACCTGTTCCAATAGTTCTTGACGCTTCTCGCCACCTGGTAAGTATTCTGCTTTAATTGTTTTTGTCATAATATTCCTTTCTAGTTAATATAGGACTATCCTACTCTACAATCTGTCCGTTGTCAACCCTTTCAATAGAATATTCTGGACCCCAACGATTTTCCTCATTCTTAACTTTGGCATAACCTTGGGTTTCCCGTCTGTGTCTGATAAACTCAATCGGTCGACCTTGTTCAATGTTTTCCATGTTCAATGCTAACCAATCGAACTTACATGATTGACTACAGAAATAAACATCGGAACCATTGGGGGTGTAACCCCATGAGTTAGGTGTTCTATCTCTATCAGCATATGCATATCTTCCACGAATTACTCCACGCGATTTTAAAAACCTATCTTGTGTAACATGTGTATGGCAATTAGGTCCTTGGCAAAAATGTTTGTTTGGCATTAGATTGCACTCCTTTTCATTCTTCTCATCTCAGAATATAACTCCAACATCTGAAACTTATCACAAGAATTAATCCACTTAATTAATTCCTGTCGCATTTCTTTTTGTTCTTCATAAGCTTTCGCTTTGTTACTACTTATAACTTCAAAATGTTCTTCGTTTTGTTGTGCCATTTTTAGTGCCTCACTTTCCATGTTGTAGTTGCAGTTCTATAACCATGACTATCTAAATCATAATAAACATAATAAGGAGTTCCATTTTTTGCAACTCCATATCTTGACTTGTCGTCATGCTTACCTTTTCTTGTAATGTGTTTCTTGTGCTTACTAGCCCAATATGTAATGTAAAATGTTTTGTTTGTCATATATACCTTTCTAATTGTAATGGGACTATCCTATAAGATAGTCCCATGATTGTCAAACTTAATTTATGCTTTCTTCATATTTTTTTCTTGCCAATATTTTAGCCTCTCTTGATTGATGTTTGTTCTTCATACCTTTAATCATACTAGCCAAGTTGCTCGGATTGTAGATTGTCAATCCTGTTGAGTTAGTTCTAATTAATTCTGCCTCATCAACTTGAATACCTAACTCGGTTGCAAGTTCAATCCCCTCGCTAAGATATCTGTATGCTTTCAATCCAATTTTTAATTGATCACATTGTTTTTGAATTGTATCAATCCATGTTTTATGTTTAGAAACTAGATTGCCTTTTGCAATTCGCCATGCCTCAAATTTAGAGTATTCGTCTTTAGTACAAGCGATTGCTCTTGAACGACAGTAAGATGTTCCAATGACATCAAGATAGTATTGATCGTTAAAAGTTTTAGCCATGCCAACATCATCATTAGAAGAATGATAACCACCACCATGATGTCCAAGTGCTTTCATACAAGCGTCCACATGTTTTGTTTTGTGTGGGTTGTCCTTGTTCTCTGATTGTTGTGCAAAGATATCGGGGTTGCAATCCATAGCTTTTAAATCTTCTCTAAAATATGCAACTGCAAACTCTTTACCGTCCTCACTACTATACTCACTACCATTTAGATTACCAAACAAACCAAAATCAAAATGTGATTTAGTTTCTTTTGTATCTCCGTCCTCGTCTTTATCTTCATTGTGTGCAAAGTAAAAACATTTATCTTTTGCAACAACATCACAAGGACTTCCATATTTCTTTTTAAAAGAACGCAACACAGAAACATCTTCTGGTGGATAAGACCTTTCAACAACATCAACTGCAAGTCTATGTGCATGTTCGTATTGTCTATCAACATCTTCCCTTGCTTGAAGAAATGCCTCTCGTTCTTGTGTGTCCTCATTCTCAAAGACATTTTTTATTTTATTGAACAACTTATTTCGTAGTTCAGTATTCATTCTTATTTTTGTCATTTTGACCTTTCTGTTAATTATTTTTATTTTTTTGTTTTATACTATTGACAAATAATGTCAATAGGATTATATAGGAGTATCAGCTTCATTTGTGAGTTTATCGCTGAACATAACTATAAACTCTCGGGTAAAGACCCCACGTCACACCGCCTTCCTTGAGGCCGTCTTCGTTGGGGTGCTGATCCCTGATCCAAGTGGATACAGGCACAACGGTAAGCAGAAACTGTATCTGAGAATGTTGTGTTGCGCGACTTGGATCTGGGATCAGTCATTATTGACTGTGGAGATAAACACTATAACAAGGGTGTTACGCCGGGCTTAGCTGTATGTCATGCAATGGGAGGCGTCATGACCACCCTCGTAGCATAGTGACTGATCAACTCGCAACTTGGTCTAAGCACCCGGCCGGTGTTATGCTGTGTATTAATTGACAGTGACCAATCTCTGCGAGATTATTTGCTGGACCCTGACAGGTGATAACCTGTTAGGCCTGTTGCCCGGGCTGTTAAAATAAAGCACGCCGGCCTCAACTCAGGGTCCTGCTAATGATACCAAGTTAGGGGTACATATCTTGCCTATGGCATTTCCCTGGACCTAAGCAGTGACCTGAAAGGGTAGCGTCGATACTTGGACCAGCAGCGCTGGCTTCCCTGATCAGGATGGCGTTGCTGGTTATATGATTGTGTGGCCCATTGGTCTTTGTAGTCCTTAGGGAATAGGCGCAGTAGGATGCGTTAGGAATAATTTCGGGTGAGACCTACCGGAAGCCACAAGCTTCAAGCAGCAAGCAACGCTTGACAGCTGGTATAAGATAGTATAGGATAAATATTGAAAGGAATAAATATGAAAGAAACAGACAACGTAGAAGTAGCTGATACATACCAGCTACAAAGAATAGCAAACGCCCTGGAGGAGATCCTGAGACTGGTGAAGCAGGACCAGGAGAAGATGGAGAAGAGACTACGTGAAGAGAATTAAATATAATAATTTGCTGCCATGGTTCACTCAGGACCATGGCACGTTGCCGGCTGGTTACCTGGCCAGCTGTGAAAAATTTTTTAAGGACCTGAAGCAACAAGCGGCAAGCCGCAAGCAACAAGCGGCAAGCAGGGAGCTTGACAAGGTGAGAGATCTATAGTATAGGATAATAAAGGAGAAAGATTATGAAAGTAAAAGAAGCATTAAAAATTACAGAGTCGTTTACTCGAACGTCAAAGATGCCTGGCCTGAGCTACAGCCTGCCAGCGTGGGCCTGCCAGACTGGGTCCAAGCTTAGGAAGGTTAAGACTTCACCATGTTACGGCTGCTATGCATTAAAAGGAAATTATACAAGATACCCTGCAATCAGGGAGGCGCAATATAGAAGGCTGGACGCTATCGATCACCCGCAATGGGTTGAAGCAATGGCTGCTGTTATCAAGCGTCAAAAATGGTTTAGATGGCATGACGCGGGCGACCTTCAATCAAAAGAGCATATGGCAAAAATTATTGAAGTGTGTAAGCTCACACCTGACACGAAGCACTGGCTGCCAACTCAAGAGCGTCAGTACTTACCAGCACCTGAAGA